GCTGCGGGCAGTATTTCCCCACAAGGCCAATCTACCCGAATGACGCGAGTGACGCAAGTCCGACTCTTGAAGCGTGCTTCAAACGGGCGAAACGTCAAGGAGTAGTAAGAGTATTGCAATGTTCCTTATGCTACTGGTCAAGAAAGGGTAAATACCCCCACACCGTAGGTAAACGGATAGTAAAACGTGGATGTGACGTGCATGCCTACTCGATGAGTGGGTGCCGTCTCTCTCACGTAGTGGTGTACCTTTACCTGGTCAACCTGTGGGAGGTCGACGACCAGTTAGCCACTCATGCCGGGCACACCCGGTGGGTGCACAGAAGGCGCTGAGGGGGTCCACAGCCTCTCAGCGCCTTCGTGTGTCCAGATGTACCTCTGCGCTGAGTTCGTCGGTTCTATCGGGCGTAGCGTGCGTTCTAGGCGGTCCCGTCAGGATGTGGGTCCAGGAGGACTGCCAGGCGCTGAGCAGGAACTCGGCGCTGCCCCCTCTCCTTCTCTGGAAAGGGTGGTGCCCACCCTTAGGTGTACACACCATCGGCGGTTATCTGGCCCGTGGACCGATGGCAGGTGTACACACGGTGTGTACACTCTGAGCATGACCAGCACCACCACCACCACCAAGACAATCCGGGTGCCCTTCTGGGTCCTGGACGCTCTCACCCAAGAGGCCCAGGAGAACTGCACGACAGTCAGCAGCCTCTGTGCCACAGCGCTCACCAGTTACGTCCAGGACCTGGGCTACATCGAGGCGAGCGAGTGATGATCTGGCTACTGCTCATCCCCGCCCTGCTGATTGTGGCCGTTGCGCTGACCTGGTTGGCGCACCGGGACCTGAACCGACCGGAGCCGAAGCCTGAGCCCTGTACGCACCCCTGGTACATCGACGGGCGGTGCATGGTGTGCGGTACACCCAAGGGGTAGAGGTACACCGCTACGATCGGGTCATGACCAAACTCGAACTCCCCACCGGCATCCTCGTCGTGCACGCCGCAGGCATGCCTATCCCCAAGGGGTCGATGAAGCACATCGGCAACGGGCGCATGGTCGACCAGACCAAGACGAAGCCCTGGATGAAGGCGATTCGCAAGGCCGCGCTCGAAGAGTGGAACCGAGTGAAGTCTGTGGACCTCATGCAGCCGTTCGTCATCGACGTGCCCGTCTCGGTGTTCATCGAGTTCTACTTCCCCAGGCCGCTGGCGGCGAAGAACAGGCTCTACCCGCACAAGCGCTCAGTAGGGGACATCGACAAGTTGTCACGCGCTGTGCTCGACGCCCTCCAGCCGACGAAGACGGAGCCGGGTGTGCTCGCTGACGACTCCCTGGTGGTGGACCTCAGCGCGCACAAGCGCTACTCGGAGACGGGCTACGCGGGGGCCTATATCGCCGTCAAGGAACTCATCTAGTATTGGTATACCTGAAAGGAGGAACACGTGCCACGATCCCCCGACCCCAACTCACGCACCACCCCCGTCACGATCAAGGTCAGCCGACAAGAGGCCGAGCAGTTGAGACGACTCGGCGGAGGCACCAGTGCAGGCAAGGGCCTGCGCAAAGCCCTGGAACGCTACTGGTCCCTGTCGATGCTGAGGAGCAACGAGTGAGCACCGTCTACTTCCACGAGCAGTCTCGGCCCCTCCTCGTGCCGATCGAGCAGGTCAAGCCGTATGCGAATAATGCGAACTCAGGCGACGTGGACATCGTGCGCAACAGCATCGAGACCAACGGGTTCTACGGTGCTGTCATCGCACAGCAGGGCAGTGGCACCCTCATCGCCGGGCACACCCGGTACGAGGCACTGCACTCCCTCGGCGCTGACCAGATCCCCGTGATCTGGGTGCAGACCAACAACATCCAGGCCGCACGCATGCGCGTCGTGGACAACCGCTCCACCCGCATGGGCAGGGACGACCCGGCGCTCCTGCTCGCGGAACTCCAGGACATCATGGAGGCCGACAGCGAGATGCTCCTGGAGGGCACCGGCTACCTGGAGACCGACCTCGAATCGCTGCGCTCCCTGCTGGACGAGCCTCTGGACTTCGACGACGAGGACTTCGCCAAGCAGCGCTCACACCACGTGTGCTCCTGCCCGCAGTGCGGCTGGCAATCGGATCGGAGGGAGTGACCCATGGGCAAGGAAGTTGAACTCCCCAGGAACCGCGCCGCCGCAGCCCTGCAACTGCGGATCGACGGCGCACCGTTCTCTGCCATCGCGGAGGCCCTGGAGTTCAAGGACGCCAAGGAGGCGCAGCAGGCCGTGGAGCGTGCGCTGGCCACCGAGTACCGGGCACCGAACGAGGTGGCGCAGGTCCGCGCGTTGCAGTCCAAGCGGATCGACCGCATCCTCTACTCGCTGATGCGCCGGGCCACCAACCCCAAGGACCCCGACCACCTGGCGTACGCGACCCGTGCGCTGGCCGCGATCAAGCAGCAGACCGAACTTGAGGGCGCTGCCGCACCGACCAAGGTCGACATCACGTACAACCCCACGGCTCAGCAGTTGGAGTACTGGGCAAACCAGGTCGCCTCCAAGATGCACGGGGCGATCGAAGAGGGGGAGATCATCGACATCGAATACACGGAGGCTGAGAGTGCCTAAGGACCCTGGTTACGACCCGAACTGGAAGCAGAAAGCGATCCTTCACGTACCGCAGGAGGATAGGAAGAAGATCGTCTTTCACGTCTTCGGCCAATTCGACTCCTACCTCTCTCGCGCAGCCAATCGCAGAGGGATGAGCAAGTCCGCTTACGCACGCAGAGCGCTGGCGGCATTCATGGCACACGACCTCCAGATGCCGTTCGAGGACCTGTGCGTGATGTTCCCGGCCGTGGTCTACCAGCAGGGCGTGAACAAGTACATCGACGGCATGGTGGTTCATCAGCGTGACGACGGCCAGGACTACGGTCAGTGGAAGATCGGGACATTGACGGACTAGCCATGTGACGATAGGCGCATGAAGATGCGATTCAGGGCGACTTGCCCCCTGTGCAGGACTCCGGTCCCGCAGGGGACAGTCGCCCTGCGCTTCTTCGGCGGCTACGCACACCCGAACTGTGCCGTGGCGTGGAAGCGACGGAGGGTGGCACAGCGTGGACGAACTGCCGTTTGATCCTGAGGAATTCAGACGCTGGCCGGTCGCAGCACAGCAGAAGGCGCTGTCGATGCTGGAGGCCAAGAAGGACCCGCCCCGGATCTGGTACTGCACCAGAGGCAGGGTCTGCGACGGAGCGCCGCACAAGGGCGCTGACTACCCGCACGCCCGAGGTGACCAGTGGCCCCCTGAGGGGATCGACTGGGCCTTCTGGCTGGCGATCTCCGGGCGAGGCTCCGGCAAGACACGCACCGGGGCGGAGTGGTGCAGGCGAATGTCGCACCACGTGCCCCGCATGGCCATGGTCGGCAGGCGCGGCACTGACGTGCGAGGCACCATGGTCGAAGGCCCCTCCGGCCTGATCTACGTGTGCGAGCGCGCTGGTGTCTCCTACACCTGGGAGCCATCGAAGAAGGAGTTCACCTTCGGCAACGGGGCCAAGGTGTTCGGCTTCTCCGGTGAGGAACCCGACTCCCTGCGTGGTCCGCAGTTTGGTCTGGCATGGCTTGACGAGCCTGCGCACATGCCGCTGATCGAATCAGTGTGGGACATGCTCCTGCTCGGCCTGCGCCTGGACGGCGTGCCCGGCGGTGCCAAGGCGCTGATCACCTCGACCCCCCTGCCGCTCAAGTGGCTCAAGACCCTCATGGCCGATCCGAAGTCTCGTGTCGTACGGGTCTCCACGTACGCCAACCTGTCCAACCTGGATCCCACGTTCCGGGACAACATCTTGACGCGCTACGAAGGCACTCGCCTCGGCAGGCAGGAACTGCACGGCGAGGTCCTCCAGGACGTCGAGGGCGCACTGTGGACCTGGGACCTCATCGAGAACGCCCGCGTCGAACCCGAGGACATCATCGAGTTCTCGCGCACCATGGACCGCATCGTCGTCGGCATCGACCCGGCAGGCACGTCGCGCCGCAAGAGCGACGAGACCGGCATCGTGGTGGTCGGCAAGAAGGACGGGCACCTGTACGTCCTGGCTGACGCCTCTGGGCATCACACCCCTGAGCGCTGGGCTCGCCGGGCGTGTGACCTGTACGACCTGTGGGACGCCGACGCCATCGTCGTGGAGAACAACTACGGCGGCGAGATGGTCAAGAGCACCATCGACAACATCTCGATGTACCCCCGCGTCAAGGAGGTCAACTCCACGCGAGGCAAGTTGATCCGCGCCGAGCCGGTCTTCGCGCAGTACGAGCAGGGAAAGGTGCATCACGCGGGGAGCCTCACGGATCTGGAGACGCAGTTGACCGAGTGGATCCCTGGAAAGGGCTCCTCCCCTGACCGGCTGGATGCCCTCGTGCACGCCTGCACCGAACTGTCCGACCACGCCAGGCCAGCAACCCTGATGACCGCATCGGGCCTCCTGGTCCCCAACACCAACCGCCGTGGCCGTTCTCAGCGCGCTGTGGCACGTATCGGTGCACCAGAACGGTTGACGAAGGCGACGGTACGCTCATGGGCGTGACGGAGATCCTCTATATTTTGGCCGCTGTCCTGGTAGGAATCCTTTCCAGTGCACGGCTCACAAGACTTTTGACACAAGACACCTGGCCCCCCTCTGTGTGGGTGCGAGTCCGGTGGGCGGAGATCACCGACGACGGCCCGTGGTCAGACCTGGCGACGTGCCCCTGGTGCGCATCACCATGGATCGTGGCGGTCAACCTCATGGTCGCGCTCATCACGGACCTTCACGCGTCGTGGTGGATCTTCAACGGGTGGATGGCTGCCTCACTCGTGGTGGCCTGGGTGACTATCAAGGCGGGTGACTGATGGCAGTACGACGCAAGAGCCGCAGTGATGACCCTGTGGTCCCCAAGGCGCTGATCTCCAGCGCCAAGCGGTTCACCGGGGCAGGCGATCCTGCCCGGATCGCACGAGCCGGAGGATCCGGCTGGCAGGACGCGGCATGGCACTTCTACAACACGATCGGTGAGTACGCCTACGCCGTCAACTGGGTGGGCAACCTCCTGTCCAGGGCGAAGTTGTACGCCACGCGTGATGACGGCAACGGCCCTGAGCGGCTGCCGTCCAACGACCCCGCCTCGGGGTACCTGGACGCGCTGTTCCTCGACTCGCAGGGCAAGGCGACCGCCCTCCAGCAGATCGGTGTGCACTACACCGTGGCCGGTGAGGCGTACATCGTTGGCACCGAGGACACGGACGGAGACCACTGGGACATCGTGGCCTCCACCAGGATTCGCCGTGAGAACGACCGGTGGATGGTCGACGGGCACGCGCTGCCTGCCGACGCCCTGGTCATCCGGATCTGGCGACCGCACCCCGTGGAGAAGGGCTGCGCCACCTCCCCCTCACGGGCTGCCCTGCCGATCCTCTCGGAGATCGAGCGCCTCACCATGCACGTCGCCGCCCAGGTGGACTCCCGCCTGGTCAGCGCTGGCATCGTCTTCCTGCCCAACGAGATGACGTTCGCGGTCATCGACGAGGACGGCAACACCATCACCGGGTCCAGCGACCTGTTCGTGCAGACCCTCCAGGACGTCGCCTCACGCGCTATCGCCAACCGCGACAGCGCTTCCGCCCTGGTGCCGATCGTGATCAGCGCAGACGGTGAGTCCCTGGACAAGCCGAACCACATGAAGTTCTGGTCCGACCTGGACGCGCAGGCCATCGAACTGCGCACCGAGGCGATCCGTCGCCTCGCGCTGTCCATGGACATGCCGCCCGAGATCCTCACCGGTCAGGGCGACACGAACCACTGGAGCGCCTGGAGCATCGACGAGTCGGCCATCAAGTCTCACACCGAGCCCCTGCTGGCCCGTATCGCTGACGACCTCGCCATCGGTTACCTGCGTGGGATGCTCACCGACGACGGCATGGACCCCGAGGAGGCCCGCGCCTACGGCATCGGCGTGGACACCACGGAGATGCGCCTGCGCCCCAACCGCTCCCAGGAGGCCCTGGAACTGTGGGACCGGGGCGTGCTCAACGCGCAGACCCTGGTGGAGGAGACGGGCTTCAAGGCGGAGAACATCCAGGACGACGCCGAGCACCGCCGCTGGTTCATCGACAAGGTGGCATCCGGTCAGACGCAGCCCGAGATCGTCGAGGCCGCGCTGCGTGCCCTGGGCATCAACCTGGAGGTTCGTGCCGAGGTCGACGACCCTGACCCCGACCGGCCCGACAGTCACGAGGCCCGGCCTACGCCCTCCCTCCAGGAGCACCCGAGCCGGGACATGCCCGACATCAACGAGGCGTCACTCCTGGCAGCCTCCGAGGTGCTGGTCTTCCGTGCGCTGGAACGGGCAGGCAACCGCCTGCGGAACAAGATCCAGCGGAAGATCCCCGGCGTGGGGGCCGCCGAGACGTACATGTTCCACAAAGTCGACACCGGCACGCTGGAGTTCGTGCTGGAGGACGCCTGGCAGAACGTCGACCGCTTCGCGGCCCGGTATGGCGCTGACCCACAGCGCTTGACCGACTGCCTGGACGCCTACACCAGGGCGATCCTGGTCGAGCAGAAGCCTCACGACCCCGAGATGATGCGGGCGTTCGTCAGCCTGCTCAAGGTGACCTCATGAAGTTCAGCGCAGACATCGAAACCTTCGCCGCACAGCGCCGCGAAGCCCTGGAGAGGGGCTTCGACACGCTCGCTCCGGCCGTGCAGGACGCGCTGAGGGCGTTCGGAGGGCAGGACTGGTTCACGCCGATCCTCGATGCGGCCATCGAGGTGTGGAACGAGACTCAGAACGCTGAGGGGAGCGACGTTCGGGTCACTTCTGCCTTCCTGTCCGCCCTGACGGCCTCTCTTGAGCAGACCAGCGCCCCTTCTGACCCCCCTGACGAGGTTCAGGTGCGTCGGATCGCCAACTGGGTGGCCGTCTACGCCATCAACGCGTCCACGATGGCCGCTGCGAACGCTGTCGAGGGCGAGTTCGTGCTCCTGGAGTGGGTCACCATGGAGGATGAGGACGTTCGCGCCCTCCACCGGCCCCTGGATGGCGTTCAGCGCCCCGTTGGTGAGACATTCCAGGTCGGTGGGAGCGAACTGCACTACCCAGGAGAGCCGATCGGCCCCCCTGAGGTGTGGATCAACTGCCGCTGCCTGGCCCGGCCCGTCGTAGGAGATGAGATGACCGCACGAACCTTCGCCGTCGAGCCCGACGAGGACCTTGACGACGCCCCGATGATCGAGAGCGACTCCGAGTTCGAGTTCGACGAGATTCCGGTACACGGAGTGCTCGCCCCCATCAACGTGATGTCCGGTGACGGCCGGACGCTGACCGAAGTGACCTGGGCCGAGGTCCCGCAGGCCCTGCGCTGGGTCAAGATGGACGCTGGCGCTCACGATGGCGCTGTGCGCGTCGGCACCATCAAGAACATCTACCAGGGCGACGGTCTGGTGCGCTGGTCGGGCACGATGCTGCACACACCCGAGGCTGACGAGGCGATCAACCTCCTCGCGGAGGGGCCGATGGGGCTCAGCGTCGATCTGGACTCCACCACCATGGAGGTCGACGAGGATCTGGCCGAGCCGGGGCAGATGTACGAGATGCGCGTCACCGGACGCATCAGGGCAGCCACACTCGTGGACATCCCTGCGTTCGTCGAGGCGTACGCGATGCTGGGTCCCGACCCGGACGACGAGCCGATGATGGACGACGATCTCCTGGCCGCTGGGTGCATCCCGTGCGCTGCCAAGGAACTCGACGAGCACTACGCGACCCTGGTCGACTTCGCGATCAGCGAGGCCGCGTGGGACGGAGCCGCCAGCCGCTTCACCGACGAGGAGTGGGTTCGGAGCACGGTCGTGGACCGGGGCGAGTCGTTCAGCACCCCCAAGGAGCGTTACGCCGTCCCGATCCTGGAGCCCAACGGTGACCTGAACCGCGCTGCGGTGCACAACGCTGCCGCCCGGATCAACCAGGTCGACGCACCCGAGGCTGCCATCACCTCCGGCGAGCGGAAGTTGGTCGCCGCCTACCGCCGCCTGGACGAGGAGCCGCCCGAGTCGATCACGGCATCAGCCTTCGCTCCTGGCACGAAGGACGGCCCCGGCTGGATCACCCACCCGGTTCCGACTCAGCGCATCCGGAACTACTGGACCCGTGGCGCTGGCGCAGCCAAGATCCGGTGGGGAGTTCCTGGTGACTTCAACCGCTGCCGGAACCAGTTGCGCAAGTACATCGCCAACCCCGAGTGGCTGGCCGGGACTTGCGCGAACCTGCACTTCGTCGCGCTGGGCGTCTGGCCTGGGCGCGAACTCACCCGCTCCGTCGAGGGTGCCGTCATGGCCTCCGCCTTCACGATCTACGAGGAGACCAACGTGCTTCCTGCCGAGTGGTTCATGGACCCCGAACTGACCGCACCCACCCCGGTGACCGTCACCCCTGAGGGACGGTGCTTCGGGCACATCGCCCAGTGGGGGGTGTGTCACTCCGGTCTGGGCCTCAGCGTGGGCATGGACGACTCGTGCACCGCTCCCCCGAACAGCCCGAGCAACTACGCGTACTACCGCACGGGCGTCGTGGACACCGACCAGGGGGAGATCCCGGTCGGCAACCTCACCATGGGCATCGGCCACGCTGGTGCCCGCCTGTCGGCTAACGCTGCCTCAGCGCACTACGACAACGTGGACGCCGTGGTGGCAGACGTGGTCACGGGTGAGGACGAGTTCGGCATCTGGTTCTCCGGTGCCATGCGCTCCAACCTGACCGATGACCAGGTCCGCGCGTTCAAGGCGTCGACCCTCTCGGGTGACTGGCGCAGGATCGGCGGCGAACTGGAACTGGTCGCCGCCCTGTCGGTCAACGTGCCCGGCTTCCCGATCCCGCGCCTGGGCCTGGCTGCCTCCGGTGGTCGGCAGACGGCGCTGTTCGCTGCTGGTGTGATCGAGCGCGAAGCGGTCGCCACGGTCGAGCCCATCAACGTCAAGGAGTTCGTCAACGCCGTCGAGGCGGAGATGTCTCGCCGCGAGCAGGTCCGTGCCGCCAAGGCGAAGTACCGCTCCACGGAGCGCAAGCGCCTGGTGACCCGCAAGTGATCCACTACGAGAGGGGATGAAGCCATCGCATGTGCATGTAAGAGGGGGACCAAGAGCAACGTGACCTACAAGGTCACTCTCCCTGACAAGACGGTGAAGACATACCGCTCCAAGACCGAAGCCAAGATGGCGGTCGCCCGCAAGGGCGGCTCCTGGGAAGAGGTCTCTGGCTGAGATTGAAGCGCGCTTCAACAAGGACGCCTCCAATGGAGGCGTCCTTGTTGTGTGTATCCTCTGATCAGAAGCAAGTCGCACGACCTGATGGTGCCCGAAGGGCGCGTGCAGTAACCCACGCCCTTACGTACCCAAAAGGAGTGCGAAATGTTCGTAATCCCCGAGGACCTCACCGCCCTCTCGGGCGAGGACCTTGCTGCCGCGCTGGCCGAGGCCCGCGACGAGGTCGCGTCGCTGAACGGCAAGCCTGACGCCGACTTCACTGACGGTGACCTCGACCGCCTCAAGTCGCTTCTCGACTTCGTTGACGCTGGCGACGCTGCCGAGGTGGCCGCTGCGGAGAAGGTCGCTGAGCGCACCGCTACCCGCGAGCGCGCCGCTGCCGCAACCGCCAAGCCCGCCGAGGACGAGAAGGCTGCCGAGGAGGCTGCCAAGGCCGAGGCTGAGGCCGCTGCCGCCGAGGAGGCTGAGGCTGCTGCCGCTGCTGAGGCCGAGGCTGGCAAGGAACTCGTCACCGCCTCTGCTCGCAAGCGCGTCGTGGCCAAGGCCGCTGGCGCTGCCCCCGAGGCTGTCGCCCCGACCCGCCCCGTGCCGGTCATCCGCGCCGCCGCCGACGTCCCCACCTTCGCTACCGGGTCCACCCTCAAGGACCTGGGCGACGTCACTGAGGGCTTCATCCAGCGCTTCTCGAACTTCCCCAAGGGGAAGGTCGGCAACATGCAGAACCGTTACGGCGTCGCCAGCATCACCAAGCAGCGCACGGACGGCCTCACGGTCGACAACTTCCGCTCGGTGCAGGACCTGATCCAGGCCGCGTCCGTGGAGGCTCGCCTTCCGGGTGGGTCGCTCACTGCGGCCGGTGGCTGGTGTGCCCCGTCCGAGACCCTCTACGACCTGTGCACCATCGAGTCGACTGACGGCCTCTGGGACCTCCCCGAGGTCCAGGTCAACCGTGGCGGCATCATCTTCACCAAGGGTCCCTCGTTCGAGGACTTCTACGCCTACGCGGCCACCGCGTTCCAGACCGAGGCCGAGGCCGAGGCTGGCACGGTCAAGGTCTGCATCCCGGTCGAGTGCCCGGAGTTCGAGGAGGTCCGCCTGGACGCCGCGTACGCCTGTGTCTCGGCTGGCATCCTCACCAACGCCGCCTACCCGGAACTGATCCGGCGCTACATCGAGGGCACGCTGATCGCTCAGCGTCACGCCGTCTCTGCGCGGATGATCGCTGCGGCCGAGACCATCACGGGCGCTGCCATCCCGGTGCCGGACGTGTGGGCCAACGCGCTGAGCATCCTGCACACCCTCGAACTCGTTGCTGAGGGTGAGCGCGAGCGCTTCCGCATGGCACGGTCCGCGACTCTGGAGGTACTGCTCCCGTACTGGGTGCGGCCCGCTCTGCGCGCTGACCTCGCCAACCGGACCGGCGTGGACATGACCAACGTCACCGACGCGATGCTCGACTCGCACTTCACCAACCGGGGCATCCGGGTGCAGTGGCTGTACAACTACCAGCCGCTGGACGTGGACACCGCTGGCATCGCCACGGACTACCCGGACACGCTGGAGACGATCATGTACCCGGCTGGCACCTTCGTGATGCTGACCGACGACGTGATCCGTCTCGACGCCGTGTACGACTCCGTGGGCCTGAGCACCAACACCTACACCGCGATCTTCGCGGAGGAGGGCGTGGCTCTCGCCAACGTGTGCCACGACCCCCGCCGCCTGTCGATCGACTTCGCGGTCACCGGCCTCACCGCCGCTGCCATCATCAACCAGGACTTCGGCGAGGCCCCGCCCGCCTACGTCGAGGCGTGATCCCTTAGCCAGGAGGTGCTGCCCGCCGCAGCACCTCCTGGCCCCTGATCGAAGGGAGGTCGGCGGATGCCTCTGGCAAACCCTGTCTACATCGAAGCCCCGGCCGTCGCCCCGGCCGCTGGTGGTCTGTACGCCGTTGCGAACGTCATGGAAGGCGACGTGCACATCGGCGCGTCGGGCTTCCACTACCTGTCCGAGAACTGTGGTGTCGCCTCCGGGATCGACGACCCTGCCTGTATCACCGCTGCAGAGCGGGCCGAGAAGACGTTCGACGAGACCGACGTCATCGCGTCCACCGACCCGTTCGCGGTCTACAAGGGTGTCTCGTGCGTGGATCTCCACGACGACGACACCGACTGGGCTCGGCGCGGTCTCGAACTGACTGAGCACATCGCCGTCGAAGAGGGCGTGATGGGCCAGTTGCTGGCCGGAGCCACGGACATCACCCCCACCCCCGGCACTGCCATTCCGGTGCGTCACGGCATCGCCCTCCTGGAGGGCATCGCTGCGGCGAACTACGGGGGCGTGCCTGTGCTGCACATGGCTCGCTCGACGGCGACCATCGGGTTCTCCGAGCGGGTCCTGGAGCACGACCTGAACTTCATGGTCACCACCATGCAGGGCGCGCTGGTCGCGAACGGGGGCGGCTACGAACTGAACCTCAGTCCGGCTGGCGCTGAGGCTGCTGCGGGCGAGGCGTGGATCTACGTCACCGGTGCCGTCACTGTGGTGCGCGGCCCCGTCACTGCCATCCGGGTCATCCCCGGCACTGGCGCGGAGGGTGGTCACCTGAACAACCAGTTGGCGCTCGCTGAGCGTCTGGTCGCTGTCAGCGCCGAGTGCATCAAGTACGCGGTCCTCGTGGAACTGGTGGTGTGACATGGAGTACGCAACCTACGGGCCGCGCTCCCGGCACAACGCCACTCTGCTCGTGCGCGCGGCCGAGGCACTCGGCTACCCCACCTCGGTCGTGAAGACGACACGGGGTGGCTACAAGGTGCCTCAGGAGGTCCTGGACGCCGCTCTGGGCGTCGAGAACATCGAGGAGGGCGTCACTTACCCGGCACCCTCCGAGCCTGCCTCTGAGGGCCAGACAGACGTCCTTGCCCCTGAGGGCCAGGCGGATGCTCCTGCTGAGGTGGAGAGGCCGAGGGGGAATGCTTCGCGAGAGGCATGGGCGCAGTACACCCTGACCCGCTTCGGCATCGAGGTCACGGACGACCTGTCGCGTGACGACATCAAGAACCTCGTGAACGAGGAGGAGTAGTGCTACTCGCCCCAGCGCTTGGCAGCACCCTTGAGGCCCCGTTCACGCGGGGTCAGCATGGGCTTGCCTCCACGCGCTCGGGCACGCCGCTCCTTGGAGTTGATGTTCAGGCAGATGCGGCACTGCCTGCGTCCGTCAGGTGCGATGCGCCCGATCTCAGGGTCGGTCACGTCGTGCCCACGGGAGCAGGTGTCGCTGCGGTGGTTTTCGCCTTTCTGCTTACGGCGCTGTGCGGCCTCGGCCTTGCACGTCAGGCAGGTCCTCACAGGATTCCCGTTGCTGCCCTTGATGGTGACGAAGTCCGACCCTTCGGCGAGGAGCGGGTGCCCCTTGAAGCAGCGGTTCTGAGCACGCTTGTTCGTCCCGTGGTCCACGTCGCGCAGATGCGCCGGATTTACGCACCTGCGGTGCAGGCACGTCTTGTTCCTGCTGATGCAGGACAGGTCTTCGTGGTGGCAGGTGTGGTCGATCTCGAAGTCGGGCCACTTGCCATTCGCCAGGAAGAAGGCCATCCGGTGCGGGCTGACCGTCCTGCCTTCGTACCAGAACGTTCCGTATCCACCCTTCCCTACGTGTCCGGTCCAGTGCCAGCACTCTTCAGGACCACGCCTGTCCGCCTTGTTCCAGAATCTCTCCATGCCTACAGCGTAGCAGCGTGGTACATAGAAAGGGTATGCGAATGGTGACCCGTTGTGCATCCTACGTGAGGGGCCGCGTCCTCCGAGTCACGCGCCTCGACGCTTGCGGCCGACTCGTATATGGCCCCGACTCGGTGGTCACGTCCTCGGGCTTCGTGTCCGTGGCGTACACCGCCAACATCGATGACGGTGAGGAGATCAACCTCCTCAACGCCAACGGTGATCGCTGCACCTACGTCCCTGCCAAGCCGTCCTTCCTCGGGTACACGGTCGAGATCACGTTCTGCAACGTCGACCCCGACCTGTTCGCGATGATGACCGGTCAGCGTGTCGTCACCGACGCATTCGGTGACGTCGTGGGCTTCACCATGGACACGGCCGTCGCCTCTGACGAGTCGGCGTTCGCGCTGGAGGTCTGGGCGGGTAGCCCGACGACCAACGGTTGTGTCGACGGCGCCAGCGGCACCTTCGGCTACGTCCTGCTGCCGTTCCTCCAGGGCGGCGTGGTTGGTGACTTCACGATCGAGAACGCTGAGGTCACCTTCACCGTCTCGGGCGCTGCCACCAGGGACGGAAACGCCTGGGGTGTTGGGCCGTACGACGTCGTTCTCGGCGCGGACAGCCTGCCCACCACGCTGCCCGACCCGCTCACCGCGACCGAGCACCTGTACTTCTCTCAGACTGGCGTTGCCCCGCCTGAGGCGCAGTGTGGTGCACGGCCTCTCCTGGACCCCGACGCTGACCCGATCACGGATGTCACGGTCACCCCGGAGGGCCTGTCCGTCGAGTTTGACCCGGTCCCCGCCAGCACCGACCCGTGGTGGGTCGACTTCGGTGACGGCACCTGGGACTACTCGGAGGACGGTTCCGCCATCACGCACGTGTACGACACCGAGGGCACGTACACGTGGATTGCCTACCGCAACGACTCGACCGTCACGGGCGATGTCGACGTGGAGGCCCCGCCGACGATCCTGTCGATCGACCCGGACACCGGTCCTGAGGCTGGTAGCACCGCTACTGTCCTGACCGGTACGGACTTCACTGGCTCCACCGCCGTGAACTTCGACGGGGTGCCGGGCACCGCGTTCTCCGTGGTGAACGACACCACCATCAACGTCACCACCCCTGCCGGGACTGGCGTCGTGGACGTGGAGGTCGTGAACCCGAACGGGAACGACACCCTCACGGGCGGCTTCACGTACACCCCGTGATCCGCACCTGAAAGGATGAGGGCCAGACTCGCAATGGGTCTGGCCCTCATCCCGTAGAAGGAGAAAGATATGGCCGACCTGACGCTGGCACAGATCCTGGCC